GGGAGCCGCCGCTATCAATGCACAATTTGGAACAGGTTCTACCACCGAACAAGAGTCGACAGCCGGAGGTTTTGAAACCATGTCACAAGATACAGCAACGGAATTAAACGGCCGGTTTACAGCGTTACAGCTTTCTGGTGAAGAAATCAAAAATCAAATGATTTCAGCCGTAATCTTTCTAAATTCCCTTTTATCTATATCAACTAACAGTAATTCTATATTAAATAACATTCTTAATCAACACGTGATTACCAACAGCTACTTAGAAGACATTGCAAAATACACGAAGCTAATTCTTGAATTTGGCGATAAATTTGATAGAATGATTTCAATTTTTAACAATAAACTATAAAATGGCATCGGGAGAGTTTTACATAAATGGGAAAGACTGCTATACAACTTGGGGTATAAGTATGGATACATCATCTCTTTCCTCCTTAATGACACCGTCACCTTTAAAAGAGTTCATCGAAAACAAGTCTCGATTAGAACATGGCAAACGAGTCCTGTCCTCTAATCCTAAAATCGATGAACGAAATATCACTTTAACTTTTAACCTGACGGCAAAAACGGAAGAAGAATTCTTTTCAAGATACAACAACTTTTGTGAAGAATTGGCAACAGGCATAATAAATATAAAAACAAAGTATCAACCAAATATTACTTACAAAACAATCTATATTTCATGCAATCAATTTACTCAATTCATGAGAGGAATAGCACGATTTTCTCTAAAACTTGTCGAATATAATCCAGCAGATAGAAATTCATAAAAAAGTACATGTTTTTCATACACTTTTATTATCTTTGACTGAAATCGTATGAAGATATACGAAACCATCATGATAGACATTAAAAACATACAAGGAGAGACTATTTTATCAGTTCCTATAACAGAAGAATGTGTTCATGTAGAGGAATTGATGAAATCCGATTATGTAGAATTGTCGTGGAACTCGGACCAAAATGAAGAGATTCCGGTAGGGGCTTATATCATACTCGATGGTGAGAAATATTCTCTTTTGGATCCATATAATCCAGAACAAAAGAACGAGGTCGAATTTCAATACAAACCACAATTTCATTCGAAATTTATATCATGGGGTAAAGTGCCTTTTTTCATGTATTCTTACGATGAGAATAACGAGATAACGAATCGGGAGCCGGATTGGTCTCTTACCGATAACCCGGCCAATTTCATGAGTGTTATTTGTAAGGCTATCGAGAACGAAACCGGGGATACATGGACTTACGCCGTCGATTCTTCTCTTAACGCTTCCACTTCTTTGTCTTTCCAATCAATTGACATATTGTCTGCCTTGAACAGTATAGCCTCTGCGTTTGAGACAGAATGGTGGGTTGAGAAAGATTCCATGATTATTCATCTGTCGAAATCCGAACATGGAGCTGTTGTTTCTCTCGAAGTTGGTGAAAACATCAATACACCTTCGGTTACGGAGGGAAAAGATGGGTATTATACCCGATTTTACGCATTCGGGTCAACTCGAAACATCGTACAGGAATACAAAGGTGCTAATGTCAACAATTTGGTCAACAAACGGCTGACTCTTGACCCTAAAAAATATCCGAACGGATATAAAGATATAAGGCCAAACCTTCAACAGGGAGAGATATTTAGCAAAATCCTCCTGTTCGATGATATATACCCTTCATCGGAACTCTCCATATCAGATGTCAGATTCCGCCTTATGTGGCGTATAGACTCGGAAACGAATGATAAAATACAGATAGGCACAGATGAAAATGGAGACCCTATATACGACCAATATGCGATATGGTATTTTCAAATACCGGAATTTAACTTCGACAATTCCCCTTATGACGAAGAAAAAAATCCGAATGGTATGCGTATACCAAATAAGGAACCTTCGGTACATTTCCAATCGGGGGCTTTGCAAGGTATGGAATTTGAGCTTATATACCATGATGAGAGTAAAACAATAACGAGTGATGATGGCATAAGCTTCGAAGTCAAAAAAGGAGATTTCGAGATTAAATATAAAGAGGAAGAAGGTAACTATATTATCCCTGCTATTACGGGACTTATACCGTCGGAAAATGACGATATTATCCTATTCAACGTCAAAATGCCGGAAGAATATACAGATTCGGCGTACATACGGCTGGAAACAGCTATGAACGAAGAAATAGAACGGCTTTCTTCCGACCAAAACAACTACCAGTTTTCATCTAATCCTGTGGTGTTCGATGAAAACAATCCTGATTTATCCATAGGAAGAAAAGTCGAATACATAAACGCAGGATATTCATATGTTACTCGTGTTATAAGCCTTACAACCAAACTCGACTATCCTTGCGAACAGACTATTACCATCGGGAACAACCTAATAAAAGGGAATACGCAAGAACTGAAAGAAGAGGTTGCATCTGCCAATAAGAATATCGACTTGATTTCTGCCATCAATGATATGACGGCTTCCCTGCAACAATCGTATCAACGGACTGTAAAACAAATGCAGGAAGGATTTGCCCGTATTAACGATATGTGGAAATTCGACACAGAGTTGGAAAATACGATATACTCGAAATTTAATGTGTATTCACAGGGTGGAATATCCGCTCTTGGTGTATGGCGTGGAGAAGGGGGTGGCGGTGGCGAAGGAGGGCTCATCAAGCTCGTTCATGGGTTCGACGATCTGGGCGGCGTGTTCGACAACACCACGATGACGGAGACTTTCAACGCCTACGCCATCAACGAGATTTGGAAACTCGCCAACGCCGGCGCATCTACGATAGGTACAGGCAATGTGGTGACGGCGGTCAGCAAGACAGCCCTCGGTATCGTTGTCACCAAAGGCATAACCCTGTACGATTGGGTGCAGCAGCCGAACAAGCCTACCTATTCGCTGGCCGAGATAAACAACGTGAGCGGTACATATACGGGGCTGACAGTCGGACGTGCGGTCGAATCGGACAATGCGAAAAAGTTGAACGGACTTGACAACGGGGCTTTCCTGTATAAGAGGGGCGGCATGTATGAGACAGCCACCGGAAACGGGTGGTTGATTCGCACGAAAGTCGAAGAGGCCGAGGCGGCTATGTTGACGTTGCATCTGATCGGAAATGGATATTATAGCCGACGAATTATCAATACGATCGTACAGGCGTATAATTATGCCCCGAACGATGTCGAGTTTACGGCTACGGCCGGTACGCATTTCGGTGACGATTTGGGTGACGTGAAGGTGTTCTTGTACGGGGGACACGTGTGCTTTTGGGTTTCGGCCAAGACCGATTACCAGACCTGCTCCATATTCGTCTATAACACATACGGGGCTTTGAACGGGACTTGCGAGAACTGTGTGGATAGCATATCGTTGTCTCCCATGCCGGCAGTCGGCGTGAGCAAGCTGACCGTGGTGACCCCGTCTGTCGCCTTGACGGATAACGATTCCATCGCCGCCGACAGGCTTAAAAATATCCGGACGATTTGGGGAAATCCGTTTGACGGATCGAACGATGTGTCCGGAAGTCTGTCGGGAGTCCGGGATATAACGATGGAGGGAGACATCGATGGAGCGAATGTAATCAGGGCTAAGGGTATAAACCTTTCGACCGGGAGTAAGTCTGTCTCCATCTCCGCCGGAAGGATTGTGGCGACGAATAACATAAGGTCAGAGGAGAGTGTCACATCGGACGGTAACATCACGGCCGGAGGGGATATATCGTCGCAAGGCAATATCTCGGCACAAGGCTCGGTCACCGCTCTAACGACTTCGGACATGCGTTTGAAGCGAGATTTCGACTATACCCGAAGTTATACCGACCGCCTCTTGGCGATGGGCAGGGTATGCGATTTCCGATACACCGAAAAAGCACGGAAGCGTAACAAGGGCGGTGTGGACGGGGAAGCCCATACGGGGCTGTTGTACCAAAAGGTGAAAGAGGTATTGCCATCGATGGCCTACGAAACGGGGGACGGTTACGGGGCTCTGAACTACCTGTCGCCCGACTATATCAACACCATAGCCGGGGCAACGCAGGAGACCGCCCGTCTGGTTAAAGCCCTTATGGAAGATATAGAACGATTGAAAAAGGAATTGTCCGAATTAAAAGGGAAAGGAGGAAAGTGAGCCTATGGCCATCGATAAAAACAAGATAGCAGCCCCGATAGCGATAACCGACCCGTATAATCTGCTGGGGATTTATCCTTCAAACGGGGTATGGGACGTGGCCGACATCGTTGCCCTCGAACGTCCCCTGTTGCAGGGTGGCCGTCCGGGACGTATCAACAAATGGAGTCGTCATAAACCCGTGCGCTATCCGCAGGCTGCACCGCTATCCGACAACTATCCTCAGCAATCCGGCGGGGTCACTACATACGTCGATCAATGGGAAGGGAGCGACACCGACAAAAATCAGGGCATACGCTATGGGCTGAAAGCCACGATACCGCACGGCACGAATATCGTCGCTATACATGATACCTCTTTCGAATATGTCGCCTATCCACACCCGGGTACAGATTTTTGTCGCCTCAGTGACTTCGACGGCTACGACCACAATGCGGAACCTAATTTAACGGGAAGCCGGATCGACGAAATCAGTGCGGACGTGCCGTATCTTTTTGTCAATATTAATTATTATGATACTTCTGTGAATCCTACCGGCGTACCCGTCGAATCATGGCTGTCGCTGGCCTCTGACAAGAGTATCGGCGATTATTATCCGGCTATTTTGGCAACCGATGGAAATGGAAGCAGTTTTGCCCGATTGCTGACAAATACCTCGACAAATACTGTAACCACCTTACGGGTGGGCAATGTGTGGTACTCCGCTTTCAAGGTGAAGTTTTTCAGTGACGGTACTACTCCGCCGATACTTCCTGTCGGACAGAGCGACACATTTCCGGGGGAGGATTCGATAGGGGCGAATTTGAAGGTGACATTGTTCCTTATCGATAAGAAGACGTTCGAATACTGGACAGGGGTCGACAAACAGATTACCGTGGCGGATTATTTCCCCATACCCACATCGATAGCCATGACAGCCGAGATAAACAGCACATATACCCCGATTAAAATCGTGGATTTCACTTTCCTTTCGAGTTACTTTCAGGTGCGTATCAGTTTTCCGAACGGAAATCCTCCGGTGGGTGAGAAATACACCTTCCGCATTTCGGGATCAGGATTCCTCGCAATCTATGATTACGAATACAAGGGAACTGGGATTCTCATTTTGAATATCCCTTTGGGGACGACACATCCGGACCTTCCACCGGGAACCCATACCTATTACTTGACCTGTTCCGTGTATGGGGTCTCCTCGTCGGGAGAGGCCGGCGTCCAACTCGACTCCCTGTCCAAAAACGTGACATTTGACATTCCCGACAGCGGGATTATCAGTTAACCATAAATACAAAACATTATGATTGAGTTAGTAAAAATCAGCGAGAACATCAGCCGTCAATTCGACGGACAGGAAACAGTAGATAACCTTCAAGCAGTCAATTACCGAATTGTGGAGAATGGAGTGGAAAAAGGCCATGTCACTGTCGGGCAAGGCAGTTTTAACATGAATGTCTATTCCATGACCTCCACGGTCGAGGAAACGAAAGCTCTGGTGGAAAAAATGTTCAACGCATTATCCGATGGCAGCTCTGAGTGACAAAGATCCCATAGTGAAGTACTCGTGGGAGGATATTAAGTTTACCATTGGCTTTGAGGACAGAAACAAGCAGCCCATCGATGCCGAGACGAAGAAGTTTAAGTTCATCTACAAGGACGAGGCCGGTTGTTGTTGCGAAGTGAGCTACGACGGGAAGACACGTAAAAACTGTGTGTTCCGTGACGGCGTGCTGTACGGCATATTCAATTCCGGGACTTTCCGCTATGGCTTGCTCACGGTCGAGAGGCACTACTGGATAGAGGATGCCGATTTCGATGACGGCAAATGGGACTATGGCGATGTTTACAAAACCAATATAATCATCAAGTGATATGGCAGATAGTGATTGCATAATCGTTCATGAGCAGGTGGTAGTGCCTGATGCCGTTGTGGTGGAGGAAATGGTTGCCTTGCCCGGTGAAAAAGGTGACAAGGGAGACCCTTTTACCTACGACGATTTTACGCCGGAGCAAATCGCCGATCTTCAACGTCCTGCGACAGAGGCGGCGAAAGTTGCCAATCAAGCGGCTGAAAAGGCAAACCAAGCGGCAGAAAGTATCGCATACAAAGAGAATGGTTTTTACATTTCCCATGCTTTTCTTGAAGCCACAGATTTAAGGTATATAGGATTCAAAGAGATAAAAAACGACAAAACTTGTTACCTGCTTACGATGGGCAGGTGCTTGAAGTTTTCTTTGGACTCTTACGAGGTGTTTTGGGACGTCAAATTGGAGGGTTATGGAACACGATGGCACGAAGCGGCCGAGCAATTGAGGGTAATCGATGATACCGTATATATCATATGTACGAAATGGAATGACCAAAACTCAGGTATTTGGCTTATAAAACTGAACGAGGAAGATGGAGCTTTCATTTCAGAAGAGCTGATACCTATTCCTGTTAAGTATTCATACCAAACATTCAAGAACAAAGAAGTCTTAATTACAAAGGATTATATATATGGGGCCGATAAGGTTAATAAACAGATACTCCGATGTTCAATGGAAGATAAATCGGTAGAAATTGTCGATTCCATAGACTCCGCCATAAGTTACTATTTTGTATTTGGGAACAGATGGATTACCCTACCGGACGGCAGTGTGAAATATAGCCTTGTTTGGGTTTCTTCCAGAAACAACATCAAAATTGTAGATGAAGATAATAATTTATATTCTATAAATTTGACCTTCTCAAATTCAGCACAGATTGTAGGTTCAGAAAATAACTCTATTTACAACATAGACTTAAAAACAGGATATTTTAATTTTACAATAAATAAAAATAGGTATGTAACTACTCTGACGAATAAGGGAAATAATGTATTCTCTGCCGAGAACATCGGAGGAAGAAGCTCGTATCAAAATTTCCCATACACCACCGAATTTTACGGCAATAGTATGGCATTCCCAAATTTCGATACAAGTACGAATATTTTATCCGTGACTAATTCCGGGTTTTACAGACCTATTACCAACAAGACATATATTTTCGTGCCCAATTATGAAGGTGAGGCGCTCGCCTCCAACCTTTCTACTTCAAGAACTGGCGTAAGGCGTCAGATTGAAATAATCAATCCTATTTAATTGAATAATTATGTATATAGATATTAAAAACGAGAAGATTATAGGCATATACGCCGACAATGAGAGAGAAGGGTTGATAGATGTCGGTATTATCCCATCACCCAAAGAGATACCCGGAAAAATACCTGTGATGTATTACCGGAACGGGGCGATAGTCTATGAGTACGAGGAAGCACCGGAAACGACGGAGGACGGCACGGAAACACCTCCCGTACCAATGGACTACGGAGAAACGGTAAACGGATTGATCCGTCGGAAATATACCTTGTCGGAGGAGTTGGCGATACTTCGGCAAAGAGATACGAAAGCAGAGGAGTTCGAGGCTTATAACGCCTATGCGGAATCCTGCAAAGGAGAAGCTATATTGTTAATCGAAAAACAGAAACATTGATATGGGAGGGATAAACGAGGCTACGGAGGTAGCCAGAGGGATAAGCGAACAGGGGTTCTTGGTGATGACCGCAGCATTCTTCTTGGTGTTGGCTGCAATGATGATGGTGGCCTGCTTCAAGTGGTTCAAATCGATTATCACCAAGAGCATGGAGGATTACGGAGAATCCCTGAAAGAGCTTATTGAAAAAACGAACGACCAGAATAACATGTTATCCGACATATCGGAAGGTCTTAGACCGGAAACGCAGCTTCGGATAAAGAACATATCGAACGTGTATTTCGATTTGGCCGTCGAAAGGGTTTGCAGAATCATCAAGAAGGTCAGGGACGAGAACCATATCGCTGACAAGGAGAAAACCTCCGGTAAGATACATACTTTGTTGACGAACCAGTACGAGGACAGGAACAGCCGTTTCGATTACTTTACCTATCGTGGTAAACGTCTTTCATGTTATACCAATCCCGAATGGATAGAATGGGTGGCAGAGGTAGTTACAAGCGAGGTGTATTCTGGGAATGTGAATAACGGGCGGGCATATACGAATGTAGTTTCTGTATATGACCGTATAAAGCTCGATTTTTATCACCGATTAAATAACGAATAATATGAAGAAAATTTTGGAAAGAATCAAAGGGTTGTTATTGTCTATTCCCCACGACAAGCTGCTGCATTTTATCGCAGGAGGTGTCATCGCCTCTTTCTTCGCCATCGTGATAGGTGCGACGGCGGAATATTGTGTGCTGTTCTCTGCCATAGCGGGCTGTATCAAGGAGGCTGTCGACGAGTGGAGGAAGCCGGGGGCTTGGTCGTATGCCGACTTGCTGGCGACCATACTGGGCGGGCTGGTGATTCAAATCGAGGTTTGGATTGCCTGACGAAAAAAAAGAATTTTTATAACCCGGCGACGGGAAAGCGTTCTTTGACTTCTTGGAATCACCGTTTTAATGTTAAATATACAGTAAAAATTGAATCGTTTTTGCTTCTAAATAATCTTTGTTGTATATTTGTGCTACAAATTTTATTCGGATTATTTGATTTTAATTTCAGATTATCCCCAATTATGCCAAATCTTAAAGCAAAATCTGAGGAGAACATTCATGCCGCAAATTTGTTAATAGATAAAAGCTTATTTACGGCTTCTGTACATTGTTCTTATTATGCAGCATTCCAAATGTCGAAATATGTTTTGGCTAATTTCTGTGATGTTGGGTATAAAGAGCAAGATAATAATTCAAAAGGTCAAGGATCTCATCAATATGTTTCTACTGTTATGAGCAATAATCTTGAGAAGAAAAATAGATTTTACATGATTGATTATAACAGGCATTACAAAACAATAAAATACTTGCGAAACAAAGCTGATTATTCTACTGATTTTATTGATAAGGAAGAAGCGAAAGAGGCACTTGAATCATCAAATGGTATCATAAGGTTGTTAATTTCTAAATATTGTGAGTTATGAATGCAACGGATTTTATTATCTCCAAACTTAAATCGATTTCCTCGAAAATACCGGGAATAGGGATTAAGTATGCTTATGACAGACCTACTGATTTCCATATCGTGGAGATTTCACCTGAAAGCATAAGACTGAATGACGAGGAATATTTGGAAATGGAGTATATGCTATGGAAAGAATTTCAAAATTCATTCCCGGAAGAAGATTTATTGGTCACAGGTGTAAAAAAAATGAATAATATGGATAATATCCTATTTGAAAAGTCACTTCCTGTTGACTATGGGAAATATAGCTCTTTTAACCCGTTTTTTTCTATAAGGTTTAAACTTAGCCGTAAAGAAAATATCAATACAAATCAAGAGTATTCATATATAAATGATTCATATAACATAGCAGCATAGCATAATCATGGAAGAAAAGAAAGCGAAATTCAGATTATTAGATTTTAAAGTCGAACATTCCCATTTTGATATTGATACAAATAATATAAAAGAAGGTGATATTGACTATTCTATCGAGGTGGGAAGGCAGAATGGTATCAACGAGGAGAAACGAATATTCCGTCTTGGCCTTATGGTTAATATAAAAGATGCTAACAATGCAGTCAATATATCGGTTGAAATTGCTGGATTCTTTGAATTTGATTCTGATTTGGATAATCAAGCGAAGAATAATTTCTTCATGATAAACGCCCCTGCGATTCTTTTCCCCCATGTGAGAGCCTATGTTTCGGCATTGACTGCTTTATCGGGATTAAAACCGATTATTTTGCCGACAATAAATTTCTCGGCACACAAAAATAAAGACGATTAAAGATTGTATTTCAATTTGCTTCAAGCGGTGATTCTAAAAAAGTCACCGCTTTTTTTGTCGCCAAAAATGAAGAATGGATATGAAATACTTCACGATGAAAGAACTCACAAAGAGCTTGACGGCCGATAAACTGGGTATAGACAATACCCCTACTCCCGAAGCGTCGGCCCAGTTGTCGAACCTTGTCACCCATGTTTTAGACCCTTTGCGGGAGATGTACGGAAAGCCGATAACCGTCAATTCGGGCTATCGTTGTCCCAAACTCAATGCCGCCGTGGGTGGTGCGAAAAACAGCCAGCACATGAGGGGCGAGGCGGCGGACATCACGGGAGGAAGCAGAGAGGAGAATAAGAAGCTGTTCGAACTTATACGGGATAACCTTCCCTTCGACCAGTTGATAAATGAGAGCAATTACAGTTGGGTGCACGTGTCTTATGTGTCGTCATCGAAGAACCGGAAACAAATACTGAGCTTATGAGACATACCGTATTCCTATTGTTGTTTTTGGCCGGCTTGGCTGCGACGAGTTGTACCAGACATGTGTATGTTCCGGTGGAGACGACAAAGAGCGACACGGTGTATATGAATCGGGTGCAGCTCGATTCCATATACATGCGGGACAGTGTTTTCATCGAGAAATCGGGAGACACGATACGGGAGTTCCAATACAAGTACATATACAGGTTCAAGGACAGAATCGATACGCTGTATATATCCAAGACGGACAGCATACAAGTACCCTACCCCGTCGAGGTAGTAAAGTACAAGACTCCCCGATGGTGCTGGTGGGCTCTCGGTGGCATTGTCTTGCTGCTTGTCCCTTACATCATGAAATGGATAACAAAATTGAAAGGACTGGGTTTCTTGATATAATTTGATTTACTACTCCTTCCGAGGCTTCGGAGTATAAAGGAAAGCCTCAATCTCTTGCTGCTCTTCCAAAACTAACAAGAGACAACATCACGGGGAATGTTACGAGGCTTTCACAGCCTTTAAACAGGAACGTGATGTTTTTTATTGTGTCAACAATCTATAATTTAACAAATATTTAAAAAGGCAAGAGATATGAAAACTAATGAAATCTTTGAACACGTTTTGCAAATCGTTTGCGAGGAATGTGAGCTGTGTTACGGCGAATTGATCAACGGGGCGAACAAAAATGCGGTCGACGCACGTTGCCTGCTCATCTGTGCGTTGGTATCGCTCGGCTTCTCCGAGGAGAACACCGCCGCTTATCTTTCCATGACCCGACAGGGAGTGAACAAATTGAAAAACAGCCTGAAACAGCGGTGTTCGGGAAGTTTTATTCTGACAACGACAAATCAACGGGTCAGCAACAGGATAGCCACCGAAATCCGAGGATAGCAACGGCAATAGCCATACGTTTGTATGCGGCCGATATTGGCCGTAACCATCAATTATATCTATATGGAAAGAACGTATGTTTTCAATCAAGAGCCCAATGGTGGCGGAAGCAAGTTCGACATCATGGCTTTATTGCCCAACCTGATGGGTGGTAAAGGGGTCGATCCCGGACTCTTGGCACTTCTCAATCAGGGAAGGAACAATCAGGACGCTTGGGGCGGAGGCATGTGGTGGATTTGGATTATCCTGCTGTGGTTCTGCTGGGGCGGTAACGGATTCGGAGGTTTTGGCAACCGGGGCGGGCTTCCTGCCGAGTTGAACGGCGATGTCGGACGTGAATACCTGATGTCGGCCATTCAAGGGAACGGTAATGCCATCAACCAACTCGCTTCGTCCTTGAACTGCTCTACCCAACAGTTACAATCCGCCTTGTGCAACATTCAGGGCTTGATTCAGGGTGTCGGCAACCAAGTGGGCATGTCCGCACAACAGATCATCAACAGCATTCAATCGAGTAATTGTACGCTGGCTACTCAAATCGCCGATTGCTGCTGCAAGACGCAAAACGCAATCGAGAGACAAGGATATGAAACCCGTATCGCCACCTCGGAACAAACCCACTCCCTCGTGGACAGCGGCAATGAGAACACTCGTGCCATTTTGGCGAAGCTGGATTCTATCCAAACTCAGGCTTTACAGGACAAGATCACCGCTTTGACGGCAGAGAAGGCTACTTTGGCGGCTGAAATCTCCCAACGGAACCAGAATGCGACCATTCTCAACGCGGTAGGGCAACAGATTGCTCCCCTCGCTGCCGGTTTGCAGGCTCTCCAAAGCGATGTGGACGGCATCAAGTGTAAATTACCCAATACCGTTCCCGTGGTATATCCGAACATTCAGGCTGTAAACACGGACTTGTATCGGGCTGCCGCTTATGGTGCTTATGCGGGCGATGTCGCATACGGGCGCAGCGGTTACGGATGCGGTTGCAACAACTACTGGGGTTAATTCCAGTAAGAAAGGAGGTATATATGTGGCCTAACTTTTTTACAAGGTTTCCCTTTCCGTTCCCGACGCTGGGCAGAGTGAATTACAACACTCTTCCTACGGTGGCGGTGACGGTCGGCACGGAGAACGTGACTTTGGAACTTCCAAACCATGCGTTCCGTAACAGGGACTATGTGGGGGGATTCTATATCAATCTCCGTCAGGCGATACCCGCCGGAACGACCGCAACGCTTCCCATTCTCATCGGGACGAATGGGGACACGAGACCTCTGCTGGCTTACAACAACGAGCCGGTGACGGTAGAGAATATCGCCGGTACGGGGATCTATGAAATCCATTACAACAAGTACACCAACGAAGTGTACCTTGTCAACGGTGGGTACAGACCTACTACGGCGACGGCGGCAACCAACGTCGCTGCCAAAAGCAAATAATTAACACGGGGCTGCCTTTTATCGGGCAGTCCCATTAAATCAAAAAAACTATGTTTCAGAATCTTCGAGCAAACAACCAGTTATTTATCCTTCATAAGGACGAAAATCCCTTAGTGGATATAGGCTCCGTCGTCAGCGTTTCGGCTGCGAAGCCCAAGTACCCCATGCCGACACCTATCGGTCAGATACCTCAGATGGAAATGGTGGTGGACGTGGTGGTCTACGTGAACGGGCAGAACACGACGTTCCAGAACTTGCCGGCAGGGGCGGACATCGCTGACTTCGGGCAAAACGGCAACATCGTTATATCTTGTTCCAGAGAGGCCATGAACTCGGAAGTGTCGGCTATCCGGCAAAAGAGCTTGGACGAACTGAACCGGCGTAATTACCACGAGAACGTGATTGCCGGGTGCGACAAGATATTGACAATTTTGAATCCCGAATTTGCGGAAAAGCAAAGGCAGGAGCAGGAGATTGCCACCCTCAAAGGGCAGATGTCCGAAATGAGCAGAAGCATGGCCGACCTAATGGCCATGAACAAAAAACTGATGGAACAGCTCGGTGTTGCTGAAACTAAAAACAAAAAGTAATATGGGAATGTGGTCAATATTAGAAGAAGGCCGTGGATATGAAGGATTCAATGAACGCGGCGGTAGAGAGCTCGAAATGGCCTACAAGGAAGGTTGCGAGCACGGCTACAAGAAAGGCTATGAAGCTGCCATGCGGGAAATGCAGGGCGGCGATATGGGCTTCCGTGGCAATAATGGCGGCAGTTACGGCGGCGGGAATTATGGCGGAGGTTCTTCCAGTGGAATGAACAACCGTTATGCTCCCGGTTATCCTCCTTCGTACTATGACGAAATGGGGGAACGCAGACGCAGACGTGCCAACGGCGAGTTCTATTAATCGGGAGGGGAGAAATCCCCTCTCTTTTCAAAAACATAAAAAAGCAGTGTTATGAACCAACGATTAGACATTTATGATATTTTCCCCTCCGGCATGACGGAGTACCTTTCCCGATACGGCTGGCACTTCTCCAAGAACATGTGCGAGTGGGCGGTTTCCAGAATGAAGGCCGAAAACAAGGACACCGGAAAGAAGGAGGAGATAAAAGCCCTTTCGAAAGAAGATGTAGAGGTCATCTTGACACAGGCGGGCGTGAAGTTGGAAAAGGCCAAAGGGTACGACCATGTATTTGTCGCCAATATGGGTAAGGCCGACTATTTGAAATCATCGATTCCCGACGATACCCATTTGGCTCTTTTTGTAAAGGACTATATCGACGACCCTGACGGTTACGACGGGTTGCCCTTTACACGTTTCTATGCTGACTGTATAGGTTCGGGTACTCCGATTATTTGGTCTGAATTAATATAATTCATATATTTGCATAAACTGAAATTTGTGCTATATGAAAGAAATTTGGAAACCAATTAGTGGATTCGAAGGACTTTATGAAGTATCTAATATGGGGAATGTAAGGTCTGTTGACAGGATCGTTAAAAGAGGGAATTGCTTTGAAAAAAGAAAATCTCACCTTATGTCTGCCGTTGTTTCTGATGGTACTCATGGATATTCTTTTGTAAACTTATATATGAATGGTAAAACATATCCGAAAAGAGTGCATCGGTTAGTAGCAGAAGCATTTATTCCTAATCCTGAAAATAAGCCTTGCATTGACCATATTAATACTATAAGGAACGATAATAGTGTTGAAAATTTAAGATGGGTAACATATAAAGAAAATGCTCTAAATAATATAACGTATTCTCGATGTAAGCAAAACACTTATTCAAAGGATGCGATTAGAAAAGCCTTAGAAACAAGAAAGAAAAACAATAAGAAAAGAGCTCCTAAAACTGTCTACCAATTTGACAAGCAAGGTAATTTTATCGCTAAGTATTATTCTGGGGCGGAAGCGTCAAGGAAAACTGGAATAGATCATAGCAGTATAATAGATGTATGTAATGGAAAATTAAATACAGCTGGAGGTTATTTTTGGGGATATGATAAGGATAAAGTTAATATCAGAGAATTGCCTGTTACTTCCAATGCAAGGAAAGTTTTGGTTTATGATAATCAATGGAATTTTATAAATGAATTTGGTTCTGTGTCAGAAGCAAGCCGTTTTACAGGTGTTTCAAGGTCGCATATAGCAAGAGCTACTAAAACTAAAAACCCGAAAGGTAAATATGGATTTAGATATAAAGAACAAAAAGACACGATTTAAAACATGATTGTTCAGGATTTCTACATAGCGAAATACGACTGGCACGTAAGGGTTTTTTACGCCGTTACCACCTACTGGACAAACACCATACTCCGGGAGCTGGAACGGATCGGTTGTACGGGGAGTAATCTGGAAAATGCTTTCAGAAGTTTGTCGTCCGGTAACTTGAATACAGGACTTACCTATTCCAATTTCGAGCATCGACGGACGGTGATGGTAATTGCCATGACGACGAGTCCCGAACAGTTCCAAAACTCTTGGGACCATGAAAAGGGGCATTTGTGCAGGCATATATCCCGGACGTTCGGTGTTGACCCTTATGGGGAGGAAGAACAGTACCTTCGGGGATATATCGGGCAGAAGATGTTCCCCGTGGCGAAGAAGTTCCTATGTGAGTGTTGCAGAAAGAAATTAATTCGGGAAGTACATGGAGATAGCTAAAATCATACAAGCCATCTGTTCCGGCAAGTCGAGGAAGGAGGTTTATAACCTGCTTTCGCCGGAAGAGAAGGATACCTTGAATCGGTTTGCCGATAACGGTCTCTTGAACAGGAGAATGAGGCGAAAATTTCAAAGGAATATTCGGAAATGCAAATGATGAACAGGGAAATGCCGGGGTGGGAAGCTCCGGCATTCGTGTTTAATTCTATGCCATTCATTTTTGTGGAAAATTTTCCACATCATTCGTGTTTTGTTAAATATTGATAAATCATAAAACATTTATACTTCAATATTTTGCATATACAATAAAATGGAGTATCTTTACCATGTAATCAAAAACAAACAGTAACCAATTAAAAAAACGATATGAAAACTCAAATTAAGGACTTAATCAGTGGCCGTAAAGATGTGATAATCGACGAAACGAATGCCAAGTATGACAATGCCAATAAATCTACCTCTCATAACGGGTTTGCAGGAACAAACAAAGAAGAACGCACAGAAATAGCACGGCGTGTGATAGAAGAAAATCCTGACGGGCTGAATATTGAGATTAAAGGTGTTTTATTGTCGTTAAATCGTATATCTTCTGAATCTGGCAAAACAGTCTGGTTTGAAAGCGAAATTACGGAGGACGAATACAAGCGAATATTGGGTTACGATTATCCGTCTACCCAATCACAATGGTCGGCAACATTTCTAATAAACAACGATATGACGGTTGAAATTCAATTAGCAAAAAGGAAAAATGACAATAGCACATGGAAGTATAACCGTAATTTCAATATCGGAGAAGAATTTGTAACCATTCTATAAAATTATGAAGAGAGAGTTTCCACTATTCATTGTAGACCATAACCGGGCGCACAAGTTCGGAGAAGTCGACTTCATATACTGCTCGGACATAGACAATGGATTCATCGCCAAAGTCGAGTATATCGACGGCTTTATCGAGGAAGTCGGAGAGGATTACCGTATAGAGCCCGGATTGTCAGGGTCTAATATCTCCGCAAAGATCAGCATTAAGCGTATTACCGGTAAAAATCCTGATAAGACTAAAATACGGGGCCTTTTAAAACAGGCTATGAAGTATTATACATCGCTATCGACATTCTCGGCAGACATCGGCAATATTACGGTTCGGCAAATGGTGTTGTTCATTGATACGCTGATTTTAGACGGTCGTAAGAATGCGATTGCAGCCGGTAGTGATTACAATTATAGGAATACGGTATTAACATCTATCGCATTTTTAGAGGCGATAAAGAAGGAATTAATAGGAGTATGACAATAGAAGAATTATCGAAACAAGTGCGTAAGATTCGCGAAGAAAAGGGGCTGTCCCAATATAATATCTGGAAACAGGGTATGAACTTTGGAACTGTCAATGCCATTGAAAGTGGGAAGAATGTCAACTTGAAAAACTTCCTTAAATACTGTGAGATTGTAGGAATTGATGTAACTTTGGAAGAGAAAAAACAAACAGATAATACATTCAACAAATATAAAAACAAGCGTAATATGAATAATTCAAATCAACAAATTTGCATTGGAAAAACGACCGATAGTTTCGAAGTGCTAAAAAAGTTATGCGAAGAAAAGGCTAAATCTTTATTGTTAACAATGGATTTTTCTTCTGAACCGACAAAATCTGTATCTTTTTGGACTTCAGATTTTCCTGAACTTATTTGTATTGGTAATTTTTTTAAAGAAAAAGAAGGTAACATACATTATGATTTAGATTTCTCACAAAGCACATTATAGCATTTGTAAGCTGATTGTATATAATAGGCTGTCCTAGATTCTATTTTGAGGCAGCCTATATTTTATTCTCCTTTAATTAACTTGATGTATTGTAAATTAGAGATGTCATATTTGTCTGGATTGTTTACATAATCAATAACAAGATTTATCACACATGAAGCTTGCTGTTTCCTTACTTTTGTATAATATCGTATTACACCTCTTGATGTATCAGAATGTCCCAAACAATAATCGATAATAGAATCTGGAACGCCTAATTCAGATGCCATTTGAGCAAATGTTTTCCTCGCTGAATAATAAACAACCTTTTCCTTTATCCCCAACTCCTCGCACATTTTTTGTATGCACTTTGACAAATAGCTCCTAAAATTATTATATGACAGTTTGTATCCGAAATCTAATTTCCCGGTTTTATTATTTATCCATCTTTTTATGATTGGTTTTGCGCATTCTGGAATATCAAAACTAGTAACAACTTGTTCATCTGTCATATTCTTTGCTTTTTGTCTTATATATGAAATTATATTCATATTTCGGAAATCTATATCTAATAAGTCTATAAGGTTTATCCCGCCCAAATAGAATGATAGGCAAAATAAATCACGAGCCATAACTAATTTTTTACTTGTTGGGTTCGATAATCTAATCATATTTATAGTTTCGACACTAACACATATATCTCTTACCCTTGATGCCGATATTTTAATAGAATTAAATGGATGCTCTTGTATTATAACATTATGCTCTTTAATAGCACGATTGATTATTGTTTTTATATTTCTTAATTCTATAGAAATCGAAGCTTTCGACAATGATTTTTTTCTCAAAAACTTATCATAATTACTGATAATATCCTTATTTATATCTGTGATAAGAAGATCTCCATTTGTAAATTCTGTAAATTTACGTAAACTCCTATCCATGATACCAGCATATCCTTTTTGGTTATTTTCTAACAAAGTTTTAATATACAGTTTACATATTTCAGCAAAAGTAGGAATCTCATCACTGGACGAATTTTCTAACATATTCTTCAGTTGAGCACTTGTATATAGACCTATGTTTCTTATATTATCTAGTTTTTCCTGATATAAATTAAGAAGATTTCTCAGCTTTGTATTAATGATAGCCGCATCATTTCGTTTAACAACTTGACCATTTTTAAATTGAGATTCAGAATCTATTACGAAACGGGTAACAATGTAGCTTGTCACTTGCTTATGACATATTGCGATTCTAATTTTATGAGAACCGTTTTTTAACTTCTTTGCAGGAATAATTGTTAATTTGATAGTAGCCAT